GGACAGTGCTTCGGCAATGTCTGCAATCACTAATAATGATTTTGTCCTCATTCCTGCCAACACGCCTGTGCGAATTGAATGCGCAAATCCTTCTCGCGTGTGGATAAATCCATCAGGCGCTACACAGAAGATGTCCATGATCTTCGGAGATTGAGATGCCCCGCAAGAACGGACCCAACCTATCTGTCGGTCGCGGCGAGAAACTTCCAGTGTCGCAGGGCGCTGGACTCACAGCCAAGGGTCGCGCGAAATACAACCGCGAGACTGGTTCTGATTTGAAAGCGCCGCAGCCTGAAGGTGGCGCTCGTAAGAAGTCTTTCTGTGCGCGCTCCTCTGGATGGACTGGTGAGCGCGGCAAGGCTGCACGAAAGCGATGGAAGTGCTGATGCAAGACTATGGACTTCGACAAGATGGAACTTCCAAGGGGAAGGGGTGGATGGGTCCACTCAAGTCTCCTTCTGGTCATGATGTGACCGAATACACCATCGGTGTTCCCATCAATGGTCGAGAAATGGATATCCCTTCCATAGTCCCAACCCTTACCAACGCTGAGGTCGCTCAAGTTCTGGATGCCGCCGATAGAGGAGATGGAGTTCCAGATGCCGTTCGGATGAAGGCGGTAGCACACGCCGAAAAGATGATCTCAATGGGAAGGGAAGTATTTGCTCCACGGGGCGGGTACTCTTCAAAGGCAATGTCAAAGGTTTCCTATATCTCTGATATTCTCAAGGGTTTGCGCTGATGCCTCGTAACTACCGAAACGAGTACGCCAAGTTCCAATCTTCGGATTCTTCCAAGAAGGACCGCGCATCTCGCAACAAGGCGAATCGACTCGCCAAGAGCGAGGGGCGTATCTCCAAAGGCGACGGTAACGATGTGGACCATCGCAACGGCAATCCGCGCGACAACCGAAGGTCGAACACTCGTGTCGTAAGCAAGTCCACAAACAGGGCAAAGCATTGACCAAGAAGAAGACATTCACGCTGCGAGTTGACGAGCAATCTCACCGACAGGTGAAGTTCCTGTCCGAAACTTTCTCCAACAAGTTTGGGACATACATCTCAATGGCAGACGTGCTTCGCATGGGTATTTCAGTACTGCACATGCGGCTGCAACCCACAGCGACAGATCAAGTCATCAAACAAGGCGATCCACTATGACAATGTTCTCAACCTTCAGCGGCTTGTTCTCGATATCAGAGGTCTATTTGTACTCAGACTTCATTACTACTGCCTTGCCGTTCAATACGGCAAAGGATGGAACTCTTGGTGATGTCTCCGCTACAAGTAATTCAAACGGTAACAACACCCTAGGTAAAATTACTCTTACCACCGTCATCGGAACTTCTGCTGGCGTGTTTCAATACGCTGGAATTTATATGGCTCCCCCTCAAGCCTCCTTAGGGGCAGCGTTAACGCGAGACTTCCGTCTTGGAAACGGAGAAGTTGAGGTACTTGCACGGGTGCAAGCCGTGACTTCATCTAATGCCACTCACATCACGACTGTTGGCATTTCAACGGGCAACTACTCTGCTGCAACAGTCCCAGCAACTGATTTCGTTGGATTCTTTGTTAGAGGAAACGAAAACGTCTGGCGTTATGGAGTTGTCGTTAACGGAGTAGAAAATTCGTTCCTGACAAGTTTCCTTGCAACAAACGACGCAGCCAACCTTCAGTTGATTGTGTCGAAAGACGCCAAAAAGTCTACGTTTGTCATCAACGGAAAGAATGTTGGGACAATTGAAGCCCAATTGCGGACGAGTGCCGCCATGATCCCAGCCATTGAAGCAAAAGATCTTACTAGCGGAGGAAGCGGCATAACCTCTGTTTCAACCATTGATTACATGGCTGTTCGATTGAGGACTAATCGATGACTTTGTCCTGCACTCCTACTGGTTCAATCACCCATGAGAAAACAATTGTTTTCTCAGACTTCATCACTGGTCTTGATCAGTGGGGGTGGGTTAACAGTAATGCCCCTGTCGCTCTTCTATCTGTAAGCAACACATCTTCCAACGCTTTAGGCGTTGCCACTATTGGCACTCCTGCAAACTCAACTGCTTTATACGGTAGATCTGGGATTTATTTGAGCAGAGATGGAGCAGGTCTAGCCGCAGTAACTAGGGAATACCTATCTGCCCTCTCCCCAATGCAAAAATTGAACGTGTTTGAAGCAAGACTGAAGTCGAATGTCGATTCAGAATTCGTTCACAGTTACGCTGGTCTTGGTCTTGCCCACAACGGGAAAATTCTCTACGACGGAAGGATCACCCGTTTAGACAAGGGAATTGCATTTCACGCTTGGGGAAACGAGCCATATTGGACAGCAACTATTTGGTGTGAAGAGGTTCCATACTTCGAGTTCACTACAAAGTTAAAAAAGAACGAATGGAATACGTTGCGGGTTGAGTGGCGATGGCTTAATTTGCTGAGAACGGAAGTTGCAGCAACTTTCTACGGAAATGGATCGGTTGTTGCGGAATTTAAAGCAAAGACCCAAGCCGACTTTGTTTCAGCGCTCCATAGCGTCGAGGTAAGAGATAAGACAGGATCACTTCCAACTACTGGATGTGGCAATGCCAATCAAACAATCAATATTGACTACATGTACGCGGAAATTCCGTCGTACCGAGATGCGGCGCGCCCGTAGGAAACACCATGCTTCTCAGGATTTCTGAACAGGTTTACATCCCAATCCACCGAGTTGAACGGATTTCGTTCTTTGGAACTCAGGCGATCATTAAGTTCACCGACTCGCGAGATTCAGAGAAGGTTGACGACGAAGATGCACAGCGTCTTCGCATGTACGTCAATTCGGTTACTGACCCAATCACACCCGTCGCACCAGTGACGGAGAACAGGAGCAAGAAATGAGTGGAACTTCACGTCGTGGCAATGGCGGAGCAAAGGGCGGTGGCAAGAGCGGCGCTAATGGCGGAGCCAAGGGTGGCGGAAAGAAGTAAGGAACGCGATGCTCGATACCTCACTTGAAAATATTCGTCGAGAGGTAGAGAGCGCGGAGAAATTCCGCGATGCACACCTGTCGTCTCTGCGTTCCATGATCGAGAAGTATCACGGACCCGCTTACCGTGATGACAGGTCTGATTTTTCAAACGATGACCCAGAGAACTTCTCTCACGAGTATGTCTCTCTGGTTCTTCCTCGAATCATCCACGACAACCCAAAGTTTCGTGTGCGACTTGCCGATCCGATCATCGATCTCATCTTGGGACGTCGGATGCAGATTGCGATTAACCGCTGGGTGCGCATCACCAAGTTGCGTAAGACGCTTGAGCGCATTGCCACCGACATGCTCTTCTCCTACGGAGTCGCGCTGACGGTTAGCGAGCCTCGACCAGAAGTTCGACCGATCGGCGGAAAGGAACCTTACCTTCCTCGCGTCTATCGAATCTCCCCAGAGCGGTTCTTCATTGACCCAGCGGCAACTGATATCGAGGACGCTCGATACATGGGTCACTGCTACGCGATCGACAAGGAAGATCTCCTTGCTAAGTCTGTTGATGACCCCAGTTGGGACTCTGACGCGATCAGCGGCATTGCCGACAACACTGATCTTGAGGATTCCCGCGACGACACGGGGCGAAACATCGAGAACCGAAAGGAACTTGGTGTCTACGAGATCTGGGTTCCAGAAATCGACGACTCTATCGCCGAGTTGGTAGACCAGTTGTTCGGCAAGTCGATGGTGAACGGGACCATCTACACCATCGTCAAGAGCGGTGGGATCAATGGCAAGTTCGAGGGCTTCATCAGGAAGCCAATCCCCTTCTTTGGTCCTGCAAGCGGTCCGTATACGATGTTTGGCGTATATACGGTCCCAGACGACCCGTATCCACTATCACCACTAATCGCCATCCAGAGCCAGATCACAGACTTGAATGCATGCCTAGTCAGCATGCGCTCCAGCGCGGCTGCTTACAAGCGTCTGGTCATGGTAGATTCGCGAAACCACAAGTTGGCGCAGGACATCAAGGACAAGCCGCACGACTACATCGTGCTGAGCGAGAGCCTTGACAAGGAGCGAGTGGTCAACCTTGAGATTGGTGGCATCACCACCCAGCAGGTCAACTACAGCCAGATCGCTCAGGACCGACTTGATCGGGTTTCGGGTATCCACGACGCCATGCGCGGAAACATCGGAGGCGGCGCCACTGCCACCGAAGTAGCCGTTGCAGAGTCGAGCGCAACCATGCGCATGTCGCACCTGAAGCGCCAGTTCCAAGAGGCAATCGACGATCTTGGTCGATCTGTATGTTGGTACATGTGGCATGACGACCGAATCTTCCTGCCGCTGGGCAAGGAGGGCGTTGAACAACTGCTTGAGGCGGACCCGATCTTCACGGGCGGAGTCCGAATCAGCGGCTGGGAGGATCTTGAGGTCTCTGTAGACGCATACAGCATGGAGCGCGTGTCCGAAGCGCTCGTCCAGAAGCGCGCTATGGACCTTCTCCAGATCACTTCGACCGTTGCCCAAAGCGCGATGATGCTTCCGAACGTCAAGTGGAAGGAACTCCTGTCGGTCGTAGGCGATGCCTTGAATGTCCCCCACCTCGCCGACATGATCGATGTCCCCTCCATGAATCAGCCCCAACAGGGTGGTCCGCAGATGGGCGGTCCTGTTCCTGAGCCTTCATCGTCACCAAGTCTGAGAACCAACGAAATGGGAGAACCCAGTCCGATCCCTGCACGATCAATGGGCGGTCTTAGGGCGGCGGCAAACCGAGCATGATTTACGAATTTTTAGATATAGATGGAAAACTGGTTGAACTCACCTATTCCATGAAGGAAGTTCCTTCGATAGGTTGTATTATCAACCTTGACGGGAAAGAACTTACACGAGTTGCAAGCAACTCAGTTCAAGTTGATCCCGCAACTAACAGGTCTCAATACCCGTATGTGAGTGCATGCCTTCCCAGAAATCTATCTGGATGCAAAACTCAAGGCGGTAAACCGATTGTGGAGTCAAAGCGGCATGAACGCGAAATCATGGCGCGGCACGGATATGTGAAGGACTGAAATGCCAGAACCCATCACACCAAAACCAGTTGAGATAGCGGTTACTGCGGAAGTTCCAGCGTTGGAAGCCGAAAAAGTCGTTCAATCGACTTCGGACAACTCCAACTCTGATATGGACGCGGTTCTTGACCGTCTTCTTGGCATTGACGAACCCGAGTCAACGCGGGAATTCGATACTCCAGAAACGTCTGCTCCAGATGCCGACTTCGATCGCGCTCTGAAGGCTTTGCAGCGTGACGGAGTACCTTCAGAAGTCATTGACAGCATGAAGTCCAACCCTTCTAAGATGAAGGAGTGGGGTCTGAAGGCTGCTAAGCGACAATCTGATGTTGACGCCTTTGGGGCAAAGGTGGCAGACTCGAAGAAGACCGATACCAACTCTTCGGAATCTCCGAAGAGTTCGTTGAACACTGAAGACGGCGAAGCAGATGCAGATCCGCTTTCTCAATTCAGTGAGATCTTTGGAGAGGATGCCGCAAAACCACTAAAGAGCATGCAAGATCGTCTCCGCAAAGAATTTGCAGAGCAGACTCGCATGATCGAGGTGAAACACGAATCGCAGTTGGCTTACCAGCAGATCGCTGCGGAGTACGGGGCTAAAGCCCCGAACTACACGACAATCTCTGAAGCCGCTGCAAAGATCGGACGAGAGAATCCCTCTAAGTTCGATTCCGTAGAAGCGATCGTCAGGGCGGCTTTCCAACAGCAGGTTGGTATGCCGAGCAAGCCCGATCCACGCAACACGGCTCGCCCGACCGTAGGAAATGCTCCTCCGCGAGTGACGAAACCCGTCGACATACAGGATCGAGCGCTCGACATTCTTCTTAGTGGTGGAAACCGAGACGACGTTCGTAAAGCACTTTCACGCTAACCCATAAAGGATGGCTTCATGCCTTCAATTCAAACTTTCAACGATTTCATGGCAACTACAGGTCCAACGTACCTGACTAGTGCCGATGCGGTGATCAACGAGGCGGTCAAGAACACCTACGCCTTCTCCCGCCTGCTCAAGAACAAGACCTCTGAGGTCACTGTCCAAGGTGGAACCGAGATTCGCGACGTCATCATGCTTGATGACGCTCGCACCTTCGACCACTACCAGCCAAACGACGTCTTCACTTGGCGCAACCCACAGGTGACCGACACCGTGAAGGCGCCGTGGCGCTTCACCATCGACCACATGTCGTGGACTGACGCCGAGGTCGAGTTGAACACTGGTGAGACTTCTGGATCGACTAAGGTTGCTTACAAGCGCCTCAAGAAGATCAAGGAGCAGCGCCTGTGGACTTCCATGACGAACGGATTCGAGGAAGATCTGTGGGCGCCACCGTCGAACAGCCAAATGGAAGTTGAGAGCGGTCGTCTTCCGTACTCTCTTCCAACCTTCATCACTGCTCGCGGCAAGAACTTTGGCGGTTTCCTTGGTGGTCGTGGAACTAGTCCACAGGGCTTTACGACGGTCATGGGTCTCGACCCAACTGTCGATCAGCGCTGGAGCAACCTCGTCGAACTCTACGCCTACAACGGCGGTCTTGGTCTTGGAACAAGCCCAAGTTTGCAGAACGATCTTGGTGCTGCCAGTGTCACTAAGACTGACTACGTCGCTCAAGGCGAGTATGGAGTTGGTAACGCTTCTGTTAGTAGTCTTACCATTCATCCGCTCTTCACGGCGTTTGACAACATGTTCATGCGTTTGAAGTACGAGGCTCCCGCGACTCGCGCTCAGTACTTCGAGAGTGACAATCTAAACCGCCAGATGATCTTGACTTCTCGCGAGGGTGTTCAGTACTACCGTCGCCTGCTTCGTCTCAGCAACGACACTCTGGTCAATTATCAGGACAGCGCCTACAACAACCCCGTGTATTCGGGTGTTGACGTGACGTACTGCTCTGATCTTGATACGGCGGCAATCTTCACCGCAAACACCTCATCGGTTAACGATAATTACGCAGGATCAAACGCTGTTGCTAGTCAGAATGCTTTGACTGGTCTTGGTACGGAACTTCAAGACGTCACCGTCAACAAGGGTCCACGCTTCTACTTCGTCAACGGCAACTACCTCACGCCGATCTTCCACTCGAAGCGCTACTTCAAGACGCACGATGTTCTGCGTCATCCGAATCAGCCATTCACCTACGTCATGCCTGTTGACTGCTGGATGAATCTGTTCTGCAACAGTCGTCAGCGTCACGGCATCGTCGCCCCTCTTCGCACTACCTAATCCCGTAGGAGGATTCTCACATGATTGCTGGACTTATTGTTCCTTCGGGTAATCTCGCTGCACTTACCCCGCAGCAAGTGACGGTAAAGCCTATTGCAGGCGTTGCCGTTGCAGTCGGTGACCTTGTTCGATTCGACCTTGGATCCTCCAGTTCGTATTCGACGCTTGCAAACATCAACAACTGGGACGAGCCAACCAGTGGTTTCAACGTCGTTATTGCCGCTCTTGCTGCTGACGATTGCGGAGTATTTGCCGTAGTCACTCAGGCTGCGGCTGCTGGACAGGTTTGCACTGTCTGTGTTGCTGGCGTTGTAGACGTTAAGGTCACGGGAACCACCACTCGTGGAACCACAGTGCTTGTCAACAGCGCAGGCGTTCTTATTCCAGCGGCTACTACTGGAGTTGGAGTGGGTCTTGGTATCCCACTTGCAAGTCAAGGTTCTGTTACAGCACTGATTTCCGTCCTTTTCAATGGATGGCAAATCGGTTCTCAGGGCTTGTGATCTCAACAACTAAACGGCTTGGCGGGGGAAACCCCGCCAAGTCAATTCCATGCTTACCTACGGCAATCTCAAGAGTCACATCGTTCTCGCACTTGGCGGTCAACCGTCGATTGTGAGCGGTATGACTCGCGATCAGCGGATCGCAGAGATCGTCAATCAGGCTGGGCAGTACCTGTTCTCGAAGCCTTGGCGCTTTCGAGAGCGTACTTCGCGACCGCTTTCGCTCATCGCCCAGCAGGACTATGTCGTCTTACCAGCCGATGTCGAAGACATCATCTCCCTTATCTCTAAGGGTGGTCTTGGTTGGATAGTCGAACTTACGTCTCCTGAGCAGATTGAAACGCTTCGGGTCGCTTCTCCCATGACCAACGCAGGCAGTACGTTCTATGCAACGCTGTCGCGTCCTTGGGCTGACTCTTCTGGGGCGGCGCTGGTCGACGGTACGGGCATGCCAGCCGTCCGTTTGGAGATGTACCCCACTCCGCAGGCTACCACATCAGAAGCCCTCACCGTGCGCTACCGATGTCGGTGGCAACCCGTCTCAGATTCAACTCTTGAGACATTCACCATCCCCGTTCCAACATACGCAGAATCTCTGCTGATTGCGTATGCACGTTCGTTTGCTATGGCATACGAAGACGAGGGTTTGACCGCGCGACTGATCGAGATCGACAATGGTCCGATCTTCTCATCGCCAGCGATCAAGGACGGAATACAGCAGAGGGACTACGGGAGGTTGCTGTCGAATCGTGTCAGCCCCTTTCGGCGCGAGCGGGATGCAATGGCGTCCAATTCTGGACCCGTCGTAACGCCTCCTACGGCAACTGCGAACATTCGATGGCTGGGGATTTGGAGCGGTAGCAACTCTTATATCGATGGAGATGTTGTCCGTTACAACGACGCCTCTTGGGTGTGCGTGATGGACAACCTCAACGATCCTCCGCCGTCTTCCGTATGGGAATTGATGGCTCAGGATGGGAGTACGGGTGCAAGTGGACCCGCTGGGGCATCTGGAACTCCCGTAGACGCTCAATATGTGGTCATGGCAGCGAACGGCACTCTTTCAAATGAGAGTGTGCTGACGGCTGGTAACCATGTAACCGTTTCTGCTGGTAGTGGACTAGTGACCGTCGATGGTCGAATCAACAGGCGCAAGCGCTCTTCTTTGTTCTCCGACATGAACGCTGCTGGCGACTGGTCAAACTACTCAAGTGGAACTGGAGTATCAAACACCTTTTCCACCGCTAATATTGCGGACGGAAACAGGGTTGGTATTTGCGTTCACGGAACTGGAACAACTGCCTCTGGACGTGCTGGAATTGGTTCAATTGCTACAGATGCTGTTGGCTTTGGATTGTCTGAGCATCGGCTATACGCCTGCGTCAAGATTCCAGTCTTGTCTGTTATGACCACCGCAGAGTTTATTGTTCACATCGGATTCAACGATAGCCAATCCGCTCTTGCGGCAGATGCTCTTGTGTTTCAATCTCCACGGGTTGGTCTTAGTGAAACAACGTGGCAGGCATGTTCTCAAAATAACTCAGTAGCAACCATTATTGATACTGGTGTAACGCATGACACCAACTTCCACTCATTTGAAATCATAGTCGACGCTGCTGGAACATCGGCAACGTTCTATATCGACGGCGTCTTGGTAGCGACATTTGGAACAGGACAGATACCTAAGATCACAACACTTCCTGCGCGAGCGCTTGGAGTGGTCTGTGGAATCATCAAACTCAACGGGGCAACTGCGTCTCTCCTGCATACAGACGCTTTGGCTCTCGACATCGAATGCAGTAGATAATTATGACTATTGAACTCATGTTTGCAACCCTTGGAATCATTGCAACCTCCATCACAACTACGGTTGTGGTGTATTCCAAAATCGTCGCCCTTGAAGTTGCCATCGCTCGACTTCAGGTGCAAGTCAGTCATTACGACGAGCGAATCGCCAAACTAGAAAAGGTTTAAAATGTCAAGTTGGAAGACCACTATCGTTGGAATCTTGGCTGCTGTCGCAATCATGGCTACCCAAATCGGGGCGATGCTGGACAGCGACCCTGCCACCACCTTCTCTTTGGAAGCCATCTTCAGCGCGCTGGCTGCGCTTGGGATCGGACTGTTCGCCCGTGATAACTCCGTAACCAGCGAGCAGGCTGGACTGAAGTGATGCCATCATGCTCGACAAATTTGTTGCCGCATTCGCCCTCGCTCTATTCGCTTACCTTGAGAAGCGTTTCGACCGTAGCAACACTGCTGTCGATGCTGATGTTGACCGCAAGACTTTGCGGCTTGCTTCTGTTCGCCTTCGGGCTTGGATGCGGGAGCAGGACGATCTTCGTCCCCGAAAGCAGCCCAATGCGGATAGCGGAACCAAACGGGGCAAGGATGAGGGTGTATCACCGCGTTGATGGGGTCTGGACACGGTCAGAGAATTCAATTGTTGTTCCAGAAGGCTGGTATTTGCTACCACCGTCCTACATGACTGAGGAAACCCCATGAGCGCAAAGATTCAACTTCGGCGAGATACGACTTGGCTAGGTACTGAAACGCTTGCTGCTGGCGAAGTCGGTATTCAGTTTGACGCCACTGGAATTGTGGGTGGAATCAAGATCGGACCATTGGGTGGTGGAGTCTGGTCTGCCATTGGTTACCTGTCGGGAACATTTCCATTTGCAGATAGTTCCGCTACGTCACTGAATGACGCCTCTCTTTCAAAGAGTGGAAGGTTCAAGTGGGCGGCAGCAACGACAATTACTGCGAACGCTCCGATCACGTTTGTAGCGAATGATGGCGCTGCCATGATGACGACTTCCGTATACGGAACGTCTGTCGTTCAAGCGCTCAGCACTGAAGGCAACGGAACAGTTCCTACAAAGCATTTCATCCGCGTCTATGACGGAGATGGTGCTGCTTGGCGAACGTGGGAGAACGTCAACACTTGGGCAACAAGCAGCACTGACGGCACTGATCTCACGGCAAAGAACATCACCGCCAAGGGAATTGTCAAAATTGCCAATGGCACGGTAAGCGCTCCATCAATCGCGTTTGAGAACGACGACAACACTGGTCTGTTTATCTCAGCAGCAGATCAACTTGGAATCGCGGTCAACGGCGCTAAAAGCGCGCATTTTACTGCCACTCAGTTGGTTACCAACAGCATCAGTTGCACCACTACCAGTATTTTGACTGGCGCGGTCACGATGGGTTCGACCCTTGGAGTGACTGGCGTATCCACCTTTACTGGTGGAGCCGCAATGGCATCAAATAGGTTGACTGGCGTTGGTGATCCAACAGGCGCGCAAGATGCTGTGACTAAGAATTATCTTGAAGGAACTCGCATTGGATCAATTTGCTTTCTCAACACGGTTGCGTCCGCAATTGCGAAACAACAGTGTGGAAACAGCAGTGCGGTAACTTTCACCTACAACACTCCTGCGGCTGGAGATTTGAGAGCGCCTGCTGGAACAACTTGGTCAGGCGTTATTGGAGATGGCACTGGAGGATTTTCTTGGTCAATTGTAAATGACTCAAGTCACACCCGTAGCGGTGGAAGCAGTGGAGCAATCTCTGGAACAGGACCTCTCACCACTGGTGGCGGAGCGTACTGGTTGATCTTGACCCGAACAGCATGACGATGATCCCGATCCAACTTCCGTTCAAGGGCTTCACGGAGCAGTCTGCATACAGCACTATTCCAGAAGGTATGACGCCGTCATGCCTGAACGTGATGCCCGTAGACGTGTTCAATGGACGGACTAGGATTGGAACTCGACAGGGTACGAAGCGCTGGTTTGGCTCTGGAGTTCAGTTCGTTGGAACCTACCGTGTTTACGAGTCATCGGTACTAGTTGAAAAGATCATCATCGTCCAAGGCGGCGTGATCAAGATTGGCAACCCGCAGGCGTCAACTGGAACGTTCACAACCGTGACTAACAACACGGGTAGATCACCAACTCCGCTCAATACAACTAGGCAAGTCGAAGGAGTTCAATTCAATGAACACTTCTACTTCGTGGATGGCGAACAGTACACCTTTGTCAATCTGACTTCTCCAACAGGAAGTGGAGCAGGAAATGGCGCTCATGCGTGGGGTCAGACTAGTGCTCGTCGCGGTCCATACCACACAGATCCTACTGGAACAGTTGCGTCTGGAGAACGGGCTACCCTTATCTGTAGATGGGGCGCCCGTCTTGTTCTTGCTGGTTACAAGCGCACTCCAAACGTATGGTTTGCATGCGGACCAGATGATACATTTCCAGACACATCAGTCACTACGACTTACGCGGACGGATGGGATTCAAGTTTACTGATTGGCGCCGATGGCACTGGACTTGCGGTAGCAGGAGCATTAAGCGAGTCATATGGAACTGTTGGAGATCCCATCGTCGCGGTACTCCCGTTTGGTCAGAGCGGCTTGCTATTCGGATGCTCTAACTCATTCGCGTTCCTTACATCAGATCCGATCTTTTCCGACGCGGGTAATGGTGATGTCCAACTGGTCACGCTTACCAACAGCATTGGCGTTGCTGGTCCACGAGCATGGGCTGTAGGTCAAGAGAAGAGCGTGTATGTACTTGCCAATGACGGTCTGTACTACCTGTCTCCTAACGATTTCAACTTCAATCGAGGCAATCGAATCAGCGCTGGGCGCCTTGATTCGTTCTTCTTGAGACTTGACTTCGGAACGCCGTCAATCGGAGGCAGTGGAGATCTATCTGGTGGAACGCTTCGCTCGATTGGTGGAAGCGCTACAGGCGCCACCACTACTAAACTCGACCCATCCAAAAACATCGATGAGGCTCCAGTTGCTGAGAATTCAACCGTTCCGACTATTACATTCGATCTGATCGGCGGAATTCCAAACGGAGAGATCTACCCATGCCTGTGCTGGGATCCTGATCGAGAAGGTCTGTGGATCTTCCTTACAGTGAACGGATCTGAATCCAGCAGTGTGCATTTGTACTACGACGCTAAGACCGATTCGTTCTGGGCGCAGAAGTTTGCCGATCCACTTCTGTACGGTCCAACCTCCGCTGCCTACGTCGGGTCTTCTAGGACAAACAGTGGCAAGTTGTTCCTAGGAGGATCTGACGCGATTAACACGCTTGATCGGGGATACCCAGTGGGCATTGATGGTTGGACTTCAGAAATAACTGACGCGAATCAGACTGCTCAGTTTGTTCGTAACAGCCTTACTGTCGGTCCAGTGATTGCTCCCCTTCCATACAGGGTGATGCTCAATGAAGTCCGAATCGATTTGGCAGAGGACGAATACGAGGTTCCGTCTACCTTCACCGATTTGAGCGTGTCCCCTATTCTGTCGGTATCAACTGGAGATACCGCACAGGGCGCTCTTGGTCTAAAGGCTGACACCCTATTCGTATCCAACATAAATCCGTTTGAGATTGACTGCGAAGGTGCAACACCATCAGCGGTCACTATTACCTACGACGGCGGAGCGGCTGGTGCAACTCACACGGTTATTGTCGATTGTCGTTTCGCACAGAAACCATTCGGCTCGTACTCAAAGAGTGATCCGTTTACCAGTGGTACGGCTTCGATCTACCAAGGTCCATCGGACTACGTCTTGAAATATGTAAGCCCCAAGTGGAAGATCGTTTGGGTGACCGACACTGGTGACGAAGCCGAATACGAGAAGACGACAACTGACGCGGCAAGTCCAGATGGATTCATGGCGAACCTCATTGATGTCCCCGCAGTCGACAGTGTCAATGTGTCTGGCGCTTCATTCGAGACATCTGAGGTCACAGAGATTGGATTCCTGTCTGCTGGTCGCAATGAAGCGATCAAGACGAGAATCAGGTCTGAAGCGATGTATTTGACCATCGCATCGGATGGTCGACCTTGGTCGATTGAGCGGATGTCTGTTGTAATTTCACAAGTAGGAAAATCAAGAGGGTCAGTACCATGAGCATTATTGGTGGAGCAATCGCAATGGGCGTAGGCGCCGTACTGGGCGCCTTTGGTAATGGTCAGCGTCGACGAGCCATGCGTGGAATGGCATCGGAAATCCGCAACACCTACAACCAAGAGTCTAGTGACTACATGAATTCGCTAAACGGCATCCTCGATTCATATCGAGCAGACCGTGAGGCGAACATCGGCATGTACCGTCAGGACATGACTACGGCTCAGGACACCTACCGAGACTACTTCAATCAGGCTCGAACGCAGTACGAGGCTGGTATGGACAAGGCAATCGGAACCTACTCAGTGGGTCGAGATGCCAGCATCGCTTCGTTGCGACAGAGCATTGGCATGCAGACCTCACGAACCTCTGCGCGCAATGCCTTCAGCGGCATCGGTCAAACCTCGTTTGGTCAAGGTCAACTCAATCAGATCTCGTCGCAAGGCGCCATGCAAGAAGGTCTGATTCGAGAGCAGTACTCTCAGAACTTGTCCTCCCTTGAGGCTCAGCGAGCAGCGGGGTTGAGCAGCCTGAGTGCGCAGATGGGTGCTGGACTGGGTTCCATGCAGGCTCAAAGCGCTGGGACAATCTCAAACATGTATGGATCCTACTCCAACAACATCGCGCAGATGAACCAAGCGGGTCTCAACAATCAATACAACATGCGGCAGACTGGTCTTCAGGGTTACTTTGGATACCGAGGACAGATTGCTCAACTCGCTGGATCTCAACTGATGCAGAGTGGAAACGCGCTCATGTCTGTTGGTGGATCATTGATGGGATCTGGCATCAGTGGAGGCGGTGGATCTGCACCACCAAGCGCTAGCAGCCAAATGGGAGCGCCATCTTCCACTATGGGAACCATGCAGCAGATGCAGAACTTCGGCGGCTATTGGTCAAACTACAACGGCGGCGGCGGAGGTTAACCATGCCAGATCCAGACTTCTCATTCTTGAGTAACGAACAAAGCAACGATGTCCTCGCTGGTATTGGCGCTGGATTGCAAGCCTATGACCCGAACAACATGTTCGCTGGCGCTGGCGCTGCTATCTCAGCCAACACTGCGTCTCGCGTGAAGCGGGAAGATCCATACCGACAGTTCCAAGCGTCCTTGAAGAACAAGAAGATTCTTCAAGACATGTACGCGGGTAAGAAAGCGAACATCACTGACTACGGTCGTTTGACTCAGAACTTTAAGGACATGATGAAGGAGATGTGGGGCAAGGCTCGACCTGTAGCCGACGTGCCTCCAGTTGACGTCGTTGCTGAGCAAATGAAGGCGTTCTACGACGAGAACGTAAGGAACGAACCATTGATGAAGCAGGCAATGGAGAACGATCCTGAATGGAAGCGTCGTGGCGGTGTTAATAATCCACCAGAAGATTACTCGACTTCCCGTCGACCACAGTCAGACGAGCCTAATTCTGGAGATGACACTCAGTTGGAGGATTTAATCCGCGATGTAGAACGCGAGTCAAACCCCGACAGTATATACAGCCACAGAGAATACGAAGATCGGCATAGGATGTTTAATGCTTGGTATAACTCTCGTTTTGCGGCTAAGGACCGAAAAAGTGATGAAGAGGCTTTGCAAACTCCAGAGCATCGTCAACCAGAATCATTCCCAGACGAAGGAGATAAATTTCCGTCCAGAATCTATACAACAACAGATAATTTCTACGCTGTTGAAAATGACTACCAATCCGATCAGGCTAGGGATGACTCAGAATTGCAGCAGTTGCTGCAACGGATGCAGGCTGTAAAAGACGGGGCGGTGAACGAAATAGAGAAACAACAGATTTTGCGAGAAGGAAGAGATTACTTGGCGAATCAGAAGAAAAAAAGGTGGGCATTGCGAACGGGAAAGGTTGGTAACTAAATCATGCCATCTGAATCAACGACTCAAGGCTACCTTCCTGATGCTGGTCAACAGAATCAGATTTCTCCTCCGTCCCCGCAGCCAATTGCTTCAGCAGAGCGACCGTCTGCGCTTAACACTCAGGCTTATGAAGACCAAGCCCAGTTCGATGCCATTGCAAAGGGTAAAGCAAGCGAAGTCAATGACTTTGATTTGACGATGGCTGGCATCTACGCTGGCGACCCAGTTGGAATGGAAACCTTCGACCTTGGTTTCTACGGCGACGGCACTCCAGCGATCGTGATCAATGGCGCCCCTGTTCCTATCCAGATGGAGCAGTGGGCTGGTCTGGCTGAGATGAGAACTAAGACTCGCCAGCATGTAGCCGAAACAATGCGTTTCAATGCTGCCAAATCTAAGGCGCAAACCGCAATCACCAAAGTCACTCGCGCTATTCCTAATCTTCCTGCTGGTCTGGCTGAACTGCTTATGGCGTCGAGCGAGATCAACCCTGATTACGCGATCACTCAGTTGAGCAACCTGCTCCTCAACAACAAAATGGATGGCAACCGAAGGCAGATTGGAGAACTCTCATCTGGAATGTTGGACGCTTCAATTTCCAACACGATGGGTTCATTGAGTAAGAGTTCTGGAACGGAACTTGTCGAGAATCCAAACAACAAGTTTGCAGACCCACAAAAGGTTCCAGCACCTTCTCCTATTCAGAAGGCTCTTCGTGATCTTGACGCAAGTCCTAGCCCTTCTAGTAACGCTACCAAGTACGCAATCGTAGATCTTGGAAACATGTTCCCGTCTCCGCAGTACTCAATGGCAACCGCTGGAGGTCGGCAGTCTGCGTTTATGCGGATGGCAAACGAAGGAAACGACACCGCTGCTGGCGGTTCGTTCTTTGCCAAACTTCAGAATCTTGCTGCGTACAGCAAACTGTTTCCAGACGTTATTCCTGTTGTCAATGTCCCAACTGATATTACTGATCCATCTGATCCTCGTATTGGGCAACTTCGCGAATACCTGCGGTCTCTGGACATGTATGCGGTTCGATACCTGCACTACACACCATCTAACGATCAGGAATTGAACATGCAGTTGGCTGCTCTTCTTGGTCTTCGCCGTACAAACGAGCAAGGTCACGACATCACGCTGCCAACCTACAACCCTGCTCTTCAATCGAGCGGTCGAAAGTCTGGGGCTAATGCTCCGCAGCAGAACGCGCAGCCTGCGCCAGCGCCTGTATCGGAAGCGGATGCAATGGGAGGAGACGTCTAAATGGATCCTATGAACCCTCCAACTAATTACGCTGGAATCGATCAATTCATCGCCCAAGACCTCGCGAAGAGAAAGGGCGAACTTCTTTCGTCTGGCGTGTTGGAAGGTACTCCGCAGTATTCATCAGAGTTGCAGAAGCAACGAGATCTGACTACGGACAAGGCGTACAAGGATCAAGTCAAGTTTACGAAGGCAAAGACAGTAGAGAAGTATGGTGTCGACGAGTTTTCCGATGAACTGGATGACTTCGCCCATCTTCGCGCTGAACAATTCACCCAGCGGATGAAGCCCGTCACTTGGGACGACTTCAAAAAGAACCGTCGAAGTCCTGCTGGTGAGTTTGTGCAGGACGGGCTGTCGAACCTGTACTTGGGGTTGGAGGGAGCGGCTGCGAGCCTTGCGGGTGGAGTTGCTCGATTGCAGATGGATGCAATGGGCGTGTTGCTCCCGACTATGCCGCTTGGTTTGTCTTCGGTAGAGAAAGATAAGTTGCAGAGAGGTGTTGAAACCTCTGTGAAGGAAGGCATTAGCACCGTAGCCCCTAGCGTTACAAACGATTGGCTTGGAAGCGATGTAGATGCGCCAGTCCTTCCGTCTGAAAAGTACGGTCAAGGCAAGTCGGGATACGCAGGAGAGGTGCTTGGACAGGCATTGTCATCATTGCCGATGTCCGCCCCCAGCATGCTTTCTAAGGATCCCCTTACGAGCGCCATCGTGTTGCTTCCATTTGCCGTTACTGGCTATGGTGAAGGCTCTAAAGAGCGCATGGACATCTGGCGTGATCAGGTTCAACTGGCACAGATGTCTGGCACTGCGTTACCGCCTGCTCCGTCGAACGCAGAAGTTGCTGAGTATGCAGCCATAAAGGGGGGTGCAGAATACATTTCTGAATATACTGGCGACTTTGCTCAACATATTGGGCTTGGTGTGCTTGGGTTCAAGTACGGTCGAGGGCGAAATCCCACCCGTGTAAAGCAGTTCATCGATGAATGGATGGAGTCTGTAAACAGGCGTCACGGTCCTATTGGAACCCTCAAAACAGCGGGGGTAGTTGCGTATACGGGTGCAGTGGAAGGTGCAGAAGAAATCGCTCCAGAACTAGTCAAGAAGTATGTTCTGAATCCGATGGCAGGCAAGGAAGGTTCTGGGAAGTTTTGGGACGAGGAAACAAAGCAAGCGGCAATTGTCGGAACCACTGCTGGAGTGCTTCTTGGTGGCGCCGCAACTGGATATTCCGAGTTTGTACAGCGTCGAGAGGGCAATCGTCTTCTGCGCGAAGGCGGCATTGAGACCATTGTCGGATCGCTTGAGCGCTCGTCGATGCAAGACGCGCAGCGCAGGCTTGCTGGCAACGAACCATCGGGCAAGTCAACACCAAAGAACCAACAGCCCAACGTTTCCCTGACTCGACGATCTAATCTCGCGCGCTCTTCGGCGATGGCGATGGATCAGATTGAGCAGGTGTCTGGTGATCGGCGTGGCGCCGTAATGATTCACGAGCGCGATGCCAAGACCGCGTTTACCAAAGACGTTCGCACTCAGATGCGAGGTCTGGGTATCAGCACCAAGCCGATTGCAAACATCAACGGCATCAATTTCTATGTCAAAGAGGGAATGCAAGACGAAGGCATGGCTGCTGTTGAGAACGGAGACTACCGATGGATTACGGGCATGCCAGACATGCTCACTAGCAATCTGGTAGTCGGAGCGATGGTCATTCGCGATAAGAGTGGTCAAATCGTCGAAGTCCATCCGTACAGCGACTCCGATACGGCTAACGCTATTGAACCATCAGTTTCTCAGGCTGCTGCAAAGCAGGGGAACACGGTTAAGTTGGTTGATGGAAACGAAGCGCTGACGATTGCCGATGAACTTCAGCAGCAGGCTGATGCAGACGCTGAACTTCAAGGCTTGGCGCCGTCAGAGCAGCGTCCTTCGGTCAAGGGTGATCGCAAGCGAGGAATTTCCGCGCTTCGACTTGACATCAATCGAGACGCCAGTGGAACTAAGGGTCGAGCGTCACCCAGCAAGCCGTTTACGTCTGCGTATCTGTCTAAGGAAGAAATCGGCGGGGCATTGAACAAGGACGTTCGTGTCACGACCTCGATCTTTGAGGTTCCTGCGGCAAAGTTGTCAGAAGATGAAGCGAGACTGGGAAAGCAAACTGGAATCAATCCGACGATTCTAGATGGCGCAGTTACGTTCAGTCTTCCTGATGGCAAGGGCGGTACTAAGACGATTACCAAGCCCATCCGCATGGATGGAGCCTATGTATCGCAGACTAGTCCAGATGGCGTGTTCCTTGTTCGTGAGAACGGTACGGCACTGACGCGCAACAACGCGCAGGCTGTTGCATTCCATGAAGCGAATCGGCATCGACCCCTTGCGCGCAGCAGGGCTGGTTCCGAATTTCTCCGCAAGGTGTTGATGCTTGATCCTGTTCTCGCCATGCGTGGCGGATCGGAATACATGCGTCGACGCGATGCGACATTGGCAAATATGAGCGATGCACAAATCGTCGCTCACATGCGTGGGTTGTGGCGTGGCGCCATTGCTGCCACAACCAACCAGTCCTCAACTCCAGAACAGTTGGCGCAGGCTCAGGCTGATTTCGCCAAGGTGCGCATGTTCTCAGAGGAGGCTGGCGCAAACGCTGCAACCAATGTCACTGGCACTGCCTTGACGATGGCTGTCGACTTTGATTCTGTTCACAAAGACGCGGTTGACCGTGGTCATCGGTCATTTGCCTACTGGATGGCAAACGTCATGGTGACGAACGGCTTCTTTGGCAGGAATGCCAAGCAGTTGCTCTTTGAAACGCAGCAGCGGATGAATGGAATCCGCGAAGAAGAACTGAAGATCCACAAGGACTACAGCGCAGAGATTGAAATCAGGGCTAAGAGGGCGTTCCAATCTGCTCAAAACGAAGCACTCAGTGCCGCCGTCCAGAATCAGAAGGGAAGCACCAAGCCGACCCCTTCGGCAGCGTCGAAGGCGGCGCCAGCAGCCGCGCCAGCCGCGCCAGCACCAGCGGCTAAACCAGCGCAGCAAGCGCCTCAGACGCAGCCTGCGCCTGCTCAAA